ATTAATCCTAAATCTGTTATGCTTATTGTTGCGTATGTTTCTGCTATTCTTTTACTCATTTTTTATTCTTTTTTTATTCTTTTTTATGTTGGTACGTCAGTACTTTTATTTGATTCTGACATATTTGAAGAAGTTAAACTATAACTATTAATAACGTCAGACATAGACCAAGTTGAGCCATTCCAAGTTGCGTTATCGTCTCCCATTCTAAACCAAGTTACAGGAGGTGGCGCAGTAGGTAGGTTTGTCAAATCATTTGGAACGCCCGAATTGTAAATTTCAGATACTTGTGTAGATGTCAAAGTCTGATTAAATATAGAAAATTCATCCATAAACATGTTAGGCTCAAATGGCTTTCCTATAAAAAAGTCAGGAAAAGTAGCAATGCTTGAAATTGTTGTACCGTTGTTGCTACTGATGCTTTGAACGGCATCTATAAAAAGATTAAACCTGTTAAATCTTGTTTGAGTACCATCATAAGTCCAACAAATGTGATGCCATGTATTATCTGTTATACTACCAACTGCGCTTCGTACAAAGTCTGAAGTTGTACCTACTGAAAAATCTAAAGAATTACCCGATGCATCATCTCTCAGAAATGCATTAATAAAACTATCTCCGCTAAATTGAAACAGGTTTTTAGCACCTCCGCTTGGACTACCACCACCTATATATTTTATCCAAAAACTTATGGTAAAGTTTTGAGAAGTATTTAATTGCGTATATGTGGAGTCACCGCTAAAAAAATCATCTACACCATCAAAAACAAAGCTGTGTAAGTTAGTGAAAGAAGGAGACTGTACGTTTAATATGGATCGGTAGTAGTTTGACATTTATGCAGGCTGTACAATCCAATACTCAACTCTTGTTCCTCCACACCACTCAGCATAGATTACGTTAAGTGCTGATGTACTGTATGTACCTGACCCCATAAGAACCCATCCCGCAGGTACTGTAGGTGCTGAACCCTCTTGGTGGTACAACTTCTGAACGATTCCCAACTGTGCGTTAGTTAAATCGTTTGTGATGTTACCCGTTCCTGCCGCTGCTGATGTGTTGTATATCTCACTCTCGGTGAATGATATTGCAACACCCGTCTTAGCGATAGCGGACTGCGATCCTAGCTTTAGGTCGGCATATGTATATATCGTTCTTGCGCTGTTTGTCTGTGCTGAACCTCTTTCAATTAAATCCTCTGAGGCTGATATTCCTACAAACTGTTCGTTACTTGGTACTGTTGGCATAATGTTTTGTTTTATACAAAGATAACAAATTATTTATGTAGGTACATCGCTTACTATATTCCCACTTGTCATATTTGTCATTGTTCCGTTATTGCCTCCGCTTCCGTTATCTGTCAATGTTGGGAACGTATCTCCGTCGCCCATACGCCACCAAGAAACTAAACTTGAGTAACTTGATAAATCAGTAGGTAATCCCGAATTATATATAGCCGTTACATCACTTGCTGATAGTTCTGAAGAAAATATTGCCACCTCATCCATTGCTCCTTCGGTATATGAAGTTAAATGCCTGCCTATGAATGCATCAGCGGCATCGTTTTGCATTGCTATATAACTACCTTGACTTACATCAGTATCGTCTATACGCGTTCCGTTTAAATATATCTTTAAACCACTATGTAACGAACTGCCATCGTAGGTGGCTAAAAGATGTATCCATTGATTTTCATATGAGGTTAATGCAGTATTGTTTCTTCTGCCTATATATTTGGTATTGGTACCTTGTGAATATAATAGGAATCTAACTTTACTTGATGAAATATAAAATCCATATTCTCTCCTACTACTTGTGTTCAATTTAGCAAAAATACCACCGCTGCTTATATCGGTAAAGTTAGCCCATGCAGAAATGCTAAAAGGCGAATCAGTTGAACCATCTCCAAAAGATAAATTGTCTGCATCGGAAATCCTTATATAGTCATCAATTCCGTCAAACCTTACGCTCTTTGTGTTAGTGAAAGATCCCGGTACATCAGTTGAGAATGTACTAAAGTTTACCATCGTTCCGTTATTACTTCCAATATTATCTGTTAGTGTTGGCGCAGTATCTCCGTCTCCGCATCTATACCAATTAGTAATTCCGCTAATTGATGAAACATCTGAAGGTACACCGCTTCCGTAAATTGTATCTACGTCAGTTTGCGTTAAAGCCGTGCTGTAAATAGAAAACTCATCTATGACTCCGTCAAATTCAAAACCGCTTGCATAGCCCAAAGTACCTATTTTGGCATCTGTTGTAAAATTAGGCGTAGAACTTCCTGTTGTTGAAGATACCGTAACACCTGTAAGCAGAGAACCGTCTAAATATAATTTTATTCTTTCTGCGTTAGTTAAAGAACCATCATAAACGACCACAAGGTTAAACCAATCCGAAGTATTGAAAAGATTATTTTTTCTAAAAAACTTTGTGGTTGAACCCGAATATACAATTAAGTCATCTTGAAAAATAGAGGCACCAAACAATTGAGAACTACCGCTTCCTTGAGACCATAAAAAAGTTTGTGAAGAAATATTGTTAGTTTTAAACCAACAACTTATAGAGAAAGTTGAAGTATTATTCAAAGACGAAATATTACCTATGTTTACAAAGTCATCAACCCCATCTAATAGTATGCTCTTTGTGTTAGTAAAAGACGAGCCTTGAACGTTTAATATGGATCGGTAGTAGTTTGACATATGTTTAGTTTATGTTGGTACATCTGTTACTATATTACCACTTGTCATATTTGTCATCGTTAAGTCTGCGCTTCCGTTTGTATCTTGCAAGGTCGGGAATGTATCGCCATCTCCCATGCGATACCAAGTCGTTGGACTTGGTGCAGTTGCTAAATTATTAAGGTCTACTGCAACACCTCCTCCATAAATTTCAGATACGTTTGCTCTTTGGTCTGTGCCACTCCATATCGCAAATTCATCAATGGCGCCCTCAAAAGGGTTGTAATATCCGTTTTCATTTTCGCCAATATATAAAGCACCTGTGGAGGTTGCAAATGTTCCCGAAACCGTAGTGCTTGACGTTGAGTCTACTCCATTTATGAAAACTCTTCCCCTCTGTGACCCTACGCCTTGAGACGTATCAATACAATACATAACGTGATTCCAAGCATTTAAATTTAAAGGCGTTGAGGAGGCGCGAATGTATTTACTACTTGAGTGCATTGAAATCTGAATCAATGCGCTTGTCGTAAGTATTATTTGAAACTGATGATGAGAAGCGGTGCTATTTTTAATAGTAGAAGAAATAATTTTAAAGTTTGCAATAGTTGAAGGTGGCTGAATCCAAAAACTAAACGTTGCTTTGTTTTTACCATCTAACTCGGAGTAATTGGCTGATGTCTCGCAGAAGTCATCAACACCGTCAAACCTTGTGGATTTTGTGTTTTCAAAAGGTGCTGTGCCACCCCCCTTTGCGCCACCGCCACCACCTATTGCATTGGATATTGAAATTTGCATACTACACTTCTATTTTTTCTAAATGCTTCTCTAACATTTTTAAAGTTGGCAAGCCATCATCAGTTTTTAAGAACGTTGCAACCGCATAATTCTTTTCCTCACCGATAGGAAGTGTCAACAATTTTGTCTTGTTGTTAGGAAGGTTAATATAAACATCTCTATTCTTGTTGCGTAAACGAAGAATAGTTTCGTCAAAACATCTAGCAATAGTATCCTGGACAGAAAGGTTTGGATCTTGAATAGCAATCAAGAAGTCTTCAGGATAGTTTCTAGCGTAAACTAAAACGTCCCTTTTAATTTCAACAGTGCTAATCGTATCTACATTTAAACCTAACTGCACTCGTGCAATACTAAGCATCATGTCTAAACTTAATTCTTTTGCTTTTATTAAAGCGTCTACCTCCATGCTTAAAATCTCAACATCTTCTTTTGCATCTTTCTCGTTGTCTAATAAACTAAATGATTTATTAAATCCGGGATGATACATTAAAAATTGCTGTAATGCTGGATTTGTTTTTGGAACAACTAAAGAACCATCTTGAAATACAATAGGCTCTAATACTAATTGGCCATCTTGCTCATCCTCAAAAGGAGACTTTTGATTTTTTGCATAACGCAAGGCTCTATTCTGAGAGCCATCCCAATGCATGAGAGGATTGCTTGAAGTATTTCTAGAGTTTAACATCCAAGTTAACGGAGGGTTTTTTTGATTTAAGACAAATATCATGTCTTTTGGTGTGGTATTATTTTTTTTCATTTCGATTTAATTAAAGTTAAAAAAAAGGGGAGGCGAACCTCCCCTGATTTGGTTTTATATTATCCTTGGAATAATACAAAGTTGTTTGCTCCCATGACACAAACAGCTCTCTCAGATAGGAAGTTAACTTCCATTGCATCTAGAGAAGATGTTCTTGCACCACCAGCAGAACCAGTAATCCAAGTTTTGTATCGTCTGTCCTCAGTCTGAGAAGCTCGGTAACGAACGTGAAGGAATGGACGCTTTGCGTTCTTTCCTAATACTTGATCGTAAACGCTAGTTGAACCAGCAGGAACTAAAAGTCCGCTTATTTTTCCAGCCACTAGACCACCACGCATTGTAGGGTCGTTCAAGTATTTCCAATCCGTTTTGTAGAAGTCGTAACCTCTTCGGAATCCTGTGAATCCTAGGTTAAGTGCCATCTCTTCGTCATTGTCAAACAATCCAAAAGATGTACCACCTGCTCCATAAGAGTTCTGAGCAGCAAGCATATCATCAATTGCAAAACCGAAATCTCTATTTAAAAAGATTGCGTTTTCTTCAATTGCACCTTGCTTGTCAAGTCGTGAAATGATAGCATCAAAATCTGCTAATGCTACAGGGAAACCACCGTTCCAAACATTTCCTCTTTGACCAACTGCGTGGAAAATACCTTCAGAACCTAAGAATCCAAGGTTTGCTGCACCACCTGCTGCACCACCTTCTGCTGGAACTGCTTCTATCATTGCAGTCTCAAGCATATCATCGAAACGTAATCTTGTTTCATGCTCAGACTTCAAGTACCATAGGTATCCATTTGCACCATTCTCAGTTGTAACTTCAACCCATCCAATCTGAGCCATGTCAGAACCATTGACAGCATATGTGTCTTTAAGGATAATAGGGTTGTTAGAAAGGATTAAGTCATCAGCCTCTAATGAACCTGACATTCCAGCAGTTCCTTTTTTAAATTCAGAACCATAAATCCAAACAGTAACATTTGTTGCTGCCGCAAATGTTTGACCACCTGCTTCGTAATAAGCAACATCAAAAGTTCGAGGACTTGCAGTGTTATCAACCGCTGTTACAATTGCCTTGTTGGAAAATGTTGATGCAGCAGTTTGGTCAGACAACATAACTGTTTGACCAACACGAATTGCAAGACCACCAGTACCTGGGTTCAACTGAGCGTTAGGTACAGTAATAGTTGCTGTATCTGATGCAGCAGCTTGTGCAGAAGTACAATCCTCATACTTAGTATGTAAACGCCCTTGTTCTGCCCATTTGATGAGGTCAGAGTTGGATGGCATCTCTGCGCCAACCATTCTTAAAAATCCAGAGATGGTACGATTACCATATCTCTCAAACTCCTTCTCGTAAGTATCTGGAAGATACTGATTCAAGAAGTCAAAGTTTGTAATGTAATTGGTAGACAATGCTACCTGTTCTGCTGATGGTTGCAACGCAACGCCACCAGCGACTAAACTTCCAGCCATTTTTTTAAATGCCTCCTATTTTATTCAGAGGACTTTGTTAATTGTTTTTTTTCGATCTAATTTTAAGACCTCGGCCCGATGTCGAACTAAGTGCCTTAATTTGCGTCCCCCCTTTATTGGAAACCTCTGGTGTGGATCGTACAGAATTGAAGTTTATATTCTTAGACTTCTTTGCAGATTCCGTAACCGTATCGGCTTTCCCTTGCTCATAAAAAAATTGAGCAAACTTTTCAGGGTTCATTGCAATCGATAATGCTCGATGATATCCTTTGGCATCCTTCATCATTCCCGACTCATCTAGAAACTTATTTATAAAGTTGTTTACATCTAGTTGACTCTTCTTTAACTCAGACTTATCACCAGGCGAGAATGTTATTTGCTGTTCTCCAATCTTGAAATCAAAACCTTTGAATTCATCGTTGAACACCTCCTCGGTTTTATTTACAAACCACTTTGACTTTCTCTCTAGCTCCTCTTGATACGTCTTAGCATCATCTATATATTTCTTGTAAGCATCAAATTCTTCTTGGTTTTCCACAGATGCCGACTCAGGATTAGACTCTAATCGAGTGGAGTATTTCTGCTTATATTCCTCAAAGAAATCTTTAGCTTTTGCAAGCTCCTTTTTCTTAGCGATATTTTTTTTCTTTATGACATCATCTTCGTCATACTCTTCATCATAACCAAACTTATCTTTGATGAGGTAACTAATGTCTTCACCATCTAATTCCTTTTCAGTCTGACGATAATACTCTGCTAAGAGTTGGTCTGGCTCAAGGTCATCATAATTTTTGTTAGCATTAACAAAATCATTCAAACCTCTACCAGTTTCTTTTTTAAATTTAAGATAGGTAGCAACATCTTCAGGTAACTCTTCATTCTCTTGGCGAGCCTCAGCGAGTTCATCTAATGATGTTATCTCTCTACCATATCTTTTTCCTATATATGAAAGAACGTCTTCCTCTTTTAACTCCGAGGCTTGAGTTTGTGCTTCGCCTTCCGGCTGTACACTTTCTTGCTCTTGCGTGGAGGCGGCACTCGGAGGGCTTGATTCATTTCCTGATTCGTTACCATTACCTCCTTCAAGTTGCTCTTCATGTTTTTGAAGTAATTCTTGTTCAACTTCTTGAACTGATTTTTCTCCTTGATCCTCTACTGCTCTTACTTTAATTTCCATTTAATTATATTTTTACAAAGTTACAATAAAAAATTTATCCCTATCTAGGGTTAAATTCAGCAAAGTCAAAGCCATCTAACGAATCTTCATTGGATTCAAAATCAATAGGCGGTAAGTCTTTTTTACGCTGATCTATTAATTTAGACTGCTGAGTGTTTTGCTGACTAATACGCTGTGACTTAGCATCTTCACGCTGAATCTCTCTATCCGCCAATCCACTTTGTTCTACACCTTTAATCTGCATATTTAAGTTAAATTCTTTCTCCATCAATGCAAACTTCAATTGAGCTTCCTGCTGCATCTTATCAATCTCAAATGCAATCTCCGCTTGTTTGATTTGCATCTTAGACTGAGTCTCTGCTTCTAACTTTTGCATAGCAGTTTGTGCCGCCATCTGTTGTGACTGCATATTAATCTCTGCTTGTTGCTGCTGTTGTTGCATCGCCATCTGCTGATCCTTCTCAGCCTTTTGTGTACGCTTAACTTTTAACAATTGATTTGCTAACTTAATGTTTCTAAGCTCACGAATATCTATAGCGTCTTCTAAGTTTATATCCCCCTTAGATAAAGCCATCTGAATATTCTCTTCTAACTTTTGCTTTTGCTCCTCATCAGGTGCAACATCGATAAATACTCCGAAGTCATAGATGTACAAATCTTTAATCTCATCTAGTATACCAACATTATATTTCCCAATTTGCATTGCAAACTCATCTTTAAAATCTGCATACTCCAATAAATCAGAAATCCTACAAGAAAGTCCTTCGGCAATTGTGCGTGTAATATAAAGACTAGCATCTAAGATATGTCTAGTTGCAGTATTAGAATTTAATGCGGCTAACTTTTGTACACCAACTAAAGAATTTGGATCAGGTGTAGAGCCATCTCTTGCTTCATTCAATCCTGTAACTGAACGAATCATATCTAAGTAGTGATTGTAGTTACCAATCAATGCTCCCATTTTAGCTTGTCCTGAATTAGCAGTAAGCTGAGTGATAGGCACTTTGGCTTGGTTGTAATCACCATCTTGAGTATAACTCCTACCAATAACACTACCTGTTTGAAAATACATTCTGAGTGCATCTTCAGGATTATAGGCTTGACCTGTTCCAAGGTCTACTTCATTAAGGCCATCTGCATCTATAAACACTCCATCGGGTACAATTTTAGAAACTACCTGTTGAAGTTTTAAATGTGTAATTTGAATAAGGTCGGCAAAAGGAATCATCCTCCTAACCAATGATTCAATATTTCCTTTGTACATTCTAGGGGCGCACGCCACATAGCTAGGCATAGCATATTGACTAGCAGACTTTGGACGAACCATATTCTCCATCATCTCCCACCTCAATATTATATTTGTACCCATCACCATGATACCCTCGTACCAAACCTCTATCTTCTTTTCAACCTTTTCAAACCTACCCTCTTCCATCATTTCAGCGGGTGGATTAAATTGGTCATCCTTTTCAATTACCTTGTACCCACCAGACTCAAGCCTTTTCTTTTTGTGAGTAAAAGTATTTGTAGTTTTATAGTTGAAGTATAATAACGTACAAGAATCTCTATAGAATATATCGTTCTGATACTGTTGAGCAACATTGTAATAGTCATACCATGATTGGCTATAACTACTAACCTCTTTCATTTGCTCATTGGTAATGTCAGGATTAATCTTTACCAGCTCTGTGATTGGAACAGTCTTTACTTCTCCCCAATAAAAACAATCTTTAAAATGAGGGTCTTCAGTATAACTATATACAATGTTAGCAGGGTCTACATATTCAACTTGAATACCTTGACCAGGTAAAAACTGATGCTTGGTACATCCTATACCAAGTACTGTAAGGTCATAGTCAACTCTCTTACGAACATCTTGATAATGATTCTCCTCTAACACAGTATTGATAGCTTCTTCTTCTGCTATTTCTATACCTGGTTTATAATTCAGTTGCATATATAATGACAGTTCTTGGTCATTAGTTGGAAGCTCTTGTGGATCGGTCATAAAAGGATCAACCCCAAAGTCTTTACTTATTTGTTCTAGTACAGGACGGGCAACCATATCTGCCTCAATCATGTCTTGATATTGTGAACGCTTTTCTGCCGATAAGGCATCTTGAGAATATGCACGAACATGGAATAGTCTATCTGACATTCCATTCACAACAATGTCTACAAATTTTGGAAGTATAGGAACCGGTGTCCAGTCTAAATTAATATAAGACAAATCACCATCGATGGCAATTTCATTCTTATACTTTGCGATGGATTGTTCTCCTCTCGCATACAATCTTAATCTATTAAACTCTGCCCATTGGCTATAGAATCTACAGTTAGTTCCATCTTTCTTAAACCACTCGTACTGAATGGCTTGACCAATTTGTAAACCGAACTCATCGGTTTTCTTTTCAGCGTCTGAAACAAACTGGCTTGGGAATCCTGTAGGCGATATGTTTATCGTTACCTCTCTCATTTACTTCCTTAATTCACTTATAGAACCTGTGTTACTATACCTTGCAAAGTTAATACTTATTTTTGACTCTGATTTTTGTGGTGTGTATATATGTTTTTGACACGCCATAATCGCCAACCCCGAACTTATTGTGGCATCAAACTTTGTTCTATTGTTTATGTTAAACTTTGCCCAATCCTCTAACGTCCTAGTAAAATACATAGAACCCATTTCATCTGAATCTCTATATGTTGACTCCATATCTATTCCGACATACTTCTCAATGTAAGACTCTATAGCTGTGGCGTGAGCCTGCTTTACATCTTCACTAGAGTTTGGTATACCTCCTAATTCTTTTTCTGTTTTTGAAAGCTTAGATATATGTTTGTCTGGCCTATTGATACTAAATCCTCTATACCCTCTGTTTTTAAAATGATATAATAGCCTAGGCTTGTTGTTCTCTACAAGTATAGGCATACCATAAAAGATACAGGCCATTAATACTTCTTCAAAAAATATCTCAGCAGTCTGAGGTCGAGCAA